AATATGTTTCATTTACACCCAGTCAGGTTTACGATCAGGGATGCGAAGATAATTATCACATACCCATGGTTTAGATGCAATGTACATCTTATATTTGTCAAAGATGGATATTGAAGTATCTAACTTGAACTCATCAGGTCCAGCAAAAACAAAGGGTGTTGTATCCTTTCCACTACGACCTTGTGGGTCTGCTGTAGGGAGTATCTCCTTTGCTGCTAGAAGGGTCTTCTGACAGGTATGAACCTTACCATAACGAGCAGTATACTCATCACACATAGCAAGTCCATGAGCAAGCAACCACTGCCAATTACTCACAAACTCATTTGCCCAAATAGTACAAGGGTGATTACGAAAAGCACCCTTCTCAGTAGCATAGGGAGTACCATCTGCTCTAGGAAGAGTGCCGAAGTTATGACCCCATTTGTCAGAGCAAACAATAGCAAGCATCTGACAGGTTTCTAAGGGCATCTTGACGATGTGCTTGTCAGGGAGAACCCTGGCAGACTCCCAAGGACTGGGAGAGGTTACAAAGATATTCATAGTAACTTTGACAAAGAGATTATCAAAAGGAATGATAGCATTATAACCACATCCCAGGATTTTGTCTTAATAAAGTAAGGAACTGAAATAGCATCACCAATAAAGTGAAGAAGCACTCCAAAAGCAACACTGACATGAAGAACCACGAAGTAAGCAATGATCGCAAGAGCACTGCCCGTGATTCTCATGGCAACATCAAAGGTCATCAACCAAAAGTAGAATCAGGTTCTAAAGCAATATAATACGTCAGATCATGATTCTTAGATGTGAATCGAGACAGAAGTTTTTGCGACACAACAACATCATAGGTTCCTGGAAGAATCTTGATATTCTCAACTTTGAAATTGAATGAGAACTCTTTGTCGGTTTCACCAACAATAACAGAGAAGTCATTAGAAGTGTCGTTCTTCTTATCACGAACAACCAATTTGACGACACCTGCTTCACCAACAGCAGAAAGGTCAGGAAGTTGATAAACAGCAGACGCTTTCAGCAGTTTGTCCAACTGCTCAGTGCTGAGTTCAAATTGAACATCCTCACTAGGAAGTTGAATTGCTTTTTCTGGAGGTGTTACAATTACATTGGGGTCTGCAAAAAAATACTTGGTGCGAGACCGACCTTCACGGATAACAACGTATCCATCATTAGCAAAGTCAAGTTCAGGACTGGAATGCAAACTCAAACCATTAAGAAACTGGTTTAGGTCATAGATTCCAAAGTCCTTCATGAACTCTTCATTAATCGTTGCCTCTGCAAGAATATTCTTCATCACACTAATAGTGCGAAGTTTACTACCCTCTTTAAACAAAATGGATTGATTGATTGAAGAGAAGTTCTTCAAAACAGAAATAGTCTTATCAGAAAGTTTCATAACAGGTCGAATTTTCATCACTGAGGGTAAGTTTCATTTTGTGCATTTTTGTCATTGAAATGCATCAGAAGTACAGCATAATGCAGAATCTTCATAATGTCACGACGGGCGGTTCCCTTCTTATCATATCGTGACGCATACTTGAGGATGTTGCTGCGACAAAATGCCTCACCATCACCACAAGCTTCAATAAGATCAAGAGTTTGAATCTTATCTGAACCAGCAGAATAATGCTGATCATATGTTCTAGTGATGTAATCTTTAAGTTCTTTGATAATTACATCTTCACTATACTTCTGTCTATTGTTAGATGAAGGTTTGGAAGGAACGGATAAATCAAGAGAAATACTATCTTCTGATTCTGCTCCAAAGTAATTGAATGAAACGGGTTGTGCGGCATTAATACCATCACTTGAGAAAGTGATATGATCATTCCCCATACCACCTGGAAGAGCAGAACCACCAAAAACAATAGTGTCTGGAGATGCAGTGCCGGGATTACCCACAACACTGAATCCGTCCTCTTCCCAATAATCTTGATTAGACATATTTAATTCGTCAAATAGAAAGGACCATGAGTTAGTCATATTATATCAGGAGACCACCTCTCCGTCAATGGGCATTACGAAGTCGGCATCAACTTTATCATACAGTTCTAGAAACGCCTGCTTGGTTTCATCATCAAAACGATTGACACAAACCTGAATTGCCTTTGCCTTGTCACCAAAAATACTGTATGCCTTCACAATATGAACCAGACGACGGGTAGAGATAATCTCCTCAATACCACCATCATAGAAGGTCTTGCGGATAATGTCTGCCCAGTCAGAGAGGCGCTTACAGAACTCAACATCCTTACAGATTTTACCAAGAATTTTCTGTTCGGTAGCAGCTGCAGGATACTCTTGCTCAAAGGTTACAGGGAATCGCTCAAGGAATGCTTCGTTGAGCACGTTAGTTCCAATAAATCGTCCGTCGTCACTTCCTTTACCTTTAGTATTGGCGGTTGCGAATACTTGGAAACCTTCTGTGGGCGCAACCCATTTGCCAATCTTCTTGAGGAAAACTCCTTTTCCTTCGAGAATAGATTGGAGACAAAGGATTTTGTTTGAGGCAAGGTCGATTTCGTCAAGGAGCAAGACTGCTCCACGTTGAAGTGCTTCAATGACTGGTCCATTGTGCCAGACGGTTTCTCCACCAATAAGACGGAAACCGCCAATAAGATCATCTTCATCTGTTTCTACTGTGATGTTGACTCGAATAAGTTCTCTGTCCAGTTGAGCACATGCTTGCTCCACAGAGAACGTCTTACCATTACCCGAAAGACCCGTAATGAACGTTGGATAGAACAGACCGGACTTAATAATTTTTTTAATATCAGCGAAGTTACCAAAGCTGACGAAGGTATCATCTTTTGCAGGAATAAGGTTCTGTTCAACGGCAGGCATAGCAGGTGGTGCCTGATAGTTTTGCTCTAGTTTTTCTTGTACGGTCAAGTTCCACTTTCCACGACTAGTCTTGTATTGAGTGAGTTTATTGGTGACAGTTTGATAGTTCGCACCATTCATAGCACACCAGGCACGAATATCAGCAGTAGCAACAGACTCACCATACAACCCCTGAAGGGAAGTGCGAATGAACTCAGGTGAGAGGGACATTTGGTTTGTTTGAACTGAAGTTATTATAATCGAAAAAAGCGGGTCTCAAACCCGCCTTGTGTCACCTTTCATATTGTCTATATTTGAATTTCATTGCCTGCATCATCCATGCCTGAGCAAGACTCTTTGGACCTTCTTTAAGGACCTTTCTTACTTTAGGATCGCTTTCACACTGAAGTGCGATTTCTTTCCAATTCATTTTCATGCTACTAAGGAAATGAATTCTCCAAGAACTTTTTTATTTAGTTTCTTAGTCTTCAAAGATTTAATGAAGGCAGATTTAATTCTTGCTTTGGTAGCACCATCATCAACTTCAAAGTCTGCATCTTGAGATAGAGAAGCGGCAGACATCGCAAAGTATGCATGATAACCAGAGGTCTTAATGTTGCAACTCCGCTGCTTTTTCCATTCACTCTGAATCTTACGGAAGTCATCAGAATTTTGATCGTAATACAGTTTCATGAAATGATTTGCATCGCGACCCTCAAGAACACGAATACCTACAAAGTTGACAGAAGGGAAATTGTCACGCAGGTTTTCAATCATCAAATCAGTGAAACCATGCCAACCATACGGAACTCGATAAGTATTACCAGTCTTCCTATCCCTAAGGAAGGTAACACCACCAGATAACTGACGAGTTCCCATATAAGGTTCTTTCTCCCATCGACGTTGAACTTCAACATGTCTAGAAAGATGATTTGCTTCACCATCAGTCAGGACAATACACTGAACCTTCTGTAGTTTGTTCTGCTTCTGGAACTGAGGAAGAATCTGGTGAAGACATACAAATGCTTCGTTCAGAGGAGTGCCAGACAGACCTAAACGAGAAGGAACAGAATAAGGAGAACCATAGTAATTGCTGAAGGATTTTGCAATACGCCAGATATTAATCATCTGATTCTCAAGTTGTTTACCATTAGTCTTGCTAGTTAACAAATTCATCATAGAGAACTGTTCATGGACAGAGAGAAGATTCTCTTTCTTTTCATATGAAGAAGTCCAATCTGCTGATTTTATCATATCACCAGTTTCATAATTAACTTCAGGTCTCTTCCATTCATTTGTGAAAGCATACACCTCAAAGGGAATAGAGACTTTCTTACAAAACCAAATTAAGTTGTAGAGTTGCTTGATTGTATCCAGCATTACACGACTCATAGACCCACTCCAGTCAAGTACAAAAATCAGACCATGATTCTTACCATCAGGAATCACAGAAACTTTCTTGAATAAGTCTTCATTGTACTTGTACGTATGCAATTTAGAGGTATCAAGGACACCAGTACGAGCAGTGGTAGCACGGGCATAAGAATCTGCTGCCTTGCGACACTCAAACTCTTTCACAAGATAGTTAACTTCTTTCTGAGCATTACGTTTGAACTTGACAAACTCTCCATCACTACTCTCAAAAATATTATGGGTGAACTGATTGTTCTGATGATTAAACCACCCATTAATCTCTTTATGAATATCTTCGTTCTTGGCAATAATATACTTCAAATCAACCTGAGGAATCTCAACATACACGTTCTCACGACTATCAGTGTCTACAAGATCTTGCAGGTTTTCTTGGAGGGCATCAGCAGTTTGAATTTCAGGCTCATCATTTAAGGTAGCAGAAGCAGATTCCCTACGTTGTGCCTCTTCAAGCATTTCCTCATGAGTCATGGAGTCACCAGAACCCTCTCCAGGAGAATTCTGCTGCTCTACTGGTTCATTTGCAGGTTGTTCAGACTCTCCACCCATTTCATTAGGTGGCATTGGCATATCATCTACTTTTTCTTCTTCCTTCTCATTCTTACAGTGCAGATACAATTCTTCAGCAACTCTCAATACATCATCAAACGTTTCTGTCTCAGAAATTTTTTGAATGATTATTTTTTCTTCAAATGTTTTGAAGCAACAATCTACAAAATTACCGACCTTAAAGTATAAATTTGCACGATCAGCAAGATTAAGATCAGCAACATTGCTGTCAGATATAGAGAAAAAGTCTTCTGCTTGTAGTTCCTTGTAGCCATGGTAGAAAGTTTTTGCTAGTCCAGCATATTTGCGCTTCATCATTTTTTCAATGCGAGCATCTTCAACTACGTTCACAAACTGGGGAGGAATTGCTACTTTCTCTAACCAGTTTTCATCTGGCGTGAATAGTGCATGTCCCACCTCATGACCCACCAGAAGATCGTATACGGTGTTACTTGCCTTGTCCCACATGGGAAGAGTCAGAACACGGGTGTGAACATTAAAGCAGGCAGTCTCACAGTTCTTATGCTCTACAATCAAATCCTCAGTAGCAAGAAGTTTAGCAAGTTGTGATTTGATTTCGTGCTTGACTGCCATAGGTTTGTCTCGTATGTACCTATAATACCAAACCCCCACCTTACGGCAGGGGTATTAGGTGACAGTTCTCCAATTGGTTGGTCTCGGTCAGGTCGTTAAAATTGGTCTGCAAATTCGTTTACATGTTGCTTGGTTATCACTACAGTCGATTAAACATTCGTAATAATCGTTGATTTGATCGCTCTCCTCCATTGTAGTGTCTAAAGTTTTACTAAGTTTGTTAAGACTCCTAGTCCAGTCTGCTAATTGATTAAATGATACTAGATTGTGCATGATGTCCTCCTCATGAAAAAATAATAAAGAGAGTTTACTACATCCATTTCTCCAATTCTGTTATTATTTAGTGTGCGTATGCTAACTTAATGAAGTTCTTGTTATACTTAATATAATCTATACATCTTTATACAAAACTTCAAAGTCTTTTCTATAGCAAGAACGAATGTTCACCTCTAATGCTGGACTACCCTTCAATTTATTTCCTTCATCTCCAGACTTAGGATAATCAATATCATCCCGAAACTTCAGGTCAACTCCGATAATCTCACTCAACCAAGACACAAACTCATCACCAATATTATCTTCAAATTTCCAGACGTGAGTCTTGTTAGTCAGAAAATCAGTCTGTGGTCTGTACCAATTCCATGCTCCCTCAAAGGGAAGATTCTGAATCATTGATGCAAACATCATGGGGTCTTCCATGACTGATTGAATATCATTTCCATATGTTCTCTTTAGATAAACCGAACCAGAAATAAATCTGGTGATAGGACTTCTAACAATAGAGAAATGTGGAATATTTTCTACATCCAAATAATTATGATAGTGGTCACGATGATAGTGTGCGATCTCCACACCATTGACTACAGACATAACCCCAAGACCAGTATCCATATGACTTTCTCCCCACTCAAATCCATTAGCAAGAAGGTTTGCTTCTACAAATCTTCCAGCTGTTCTAGGTATGTGGGCAAAGAATACTTTCTTACTCGTATCCTTATGGATAAAAGTAGGCATTAAAGAGCCATCCTACTAAATCCCTTTACCTTTTCAAATTTTATTACCTGATCAAACTTATCATGCAGAGACTCCTTATGCGAGATAACAAATATATTTGCGTCTTTGACAATAAATCTAATAATTTTTAAAAAGTCTTCTGTACCAAGACCATCCAAAGAACTATCAAATACCTCATCCATGATAAGTAGATTTGTGTTGACAGAGTTCTTCATTCTTGCTACCTCTCTCCAGGTAAACAATAATGCCAAATCAATTCTCATCTTCTCTCCCTCGCTGAAAGAAGCATAAGAAAAGTTTTCGTGAATTGGGGACTGGACAGTTTCGTTAAACTCCTCATCAAGAGAGAAGTTAATATAAAAGTCCATAAGTTGCAGATACTTATTGACTTGCTGATTTATCAGAGGAAGATACTTCTTAATAATTTTAGTCTTGACTCCACCGTCTTTCAGCAAACTATACGAAAAATCGTAATAGTTAATCGTATCTTTTCGTTGAGCGAGTTCTTCGTATGTAGTTTGTAAATTATCCTTGAAGGTTGCTAACTTTTCATTCTCAGTATTTCTGTTTGCAATGTTATCGGCAATTCTTTGAATTTCCGATTCCAGATCCCTGACTTGCCGTTGACATCCAGCGATCTTAGTATTGTTTTGAGAAATGCCATGTGTGAGTGTAGTAATCTCCTTAGATAGAATTGTGAATTGACGCTCTCGCTCTTCTTCTTCTTTAATTGCCTGCTCTAGTTCTTTATAACCAGATTGCAACTCTTTCGCTTTATTTTGAGCGTCGTTAATCCTATTTATTCTGAAGGTCTCTTCAATGTCTTGATTACAGGTGGGGCAGACCGTATTCTCTGTAAAAAATTTATGTTCCTTAGTAATAGTTGATACTTTGTTAGAAATCTTACCTTTAAGATTTCCTAGTTTGCGAAGTTTACTAGTTGCTCCAGTTACTTCTTCAATCTCTTTATTCAATTTAAATACATCTTCTTCTATGACAGCATTACCATTCATCAAGTTATTCTCTTCGACAAGAAGTTCTTGAATCTTACTTTCTTTATTCTTTACATTCTCTTTTCCACGACTCTCAAGTTCTTCGATAAAGTTCTCCTGCATATTTACTTTATCGGAAAGAGAATCTTTCTTCAATTCAAAGACTTTAACTTCTTCTTTGACACTACGAATCTTATCTTTGATTAGATTATTCATTGATGAAAATATTCTAATATCAAGAAGGTCCTCAATAACTTCTCTACGATTAGCAGCAGTCAATTGCATGAAAGGCACGAAGGTGCTGCTACCCAAAATTACAATCTGAGTAAAAGATTTATAGTTCATCTTCAAAACATTCTGCTCCAACCATTTCTGTTGGTCTAATGCTGCTGCAGATTGATTAAGAAGATTACCATCGCGATAGATTTCAAACAGGTTTGGTTTGATTCCTCGCACAACTTTCCATTCCACACTACCAATAGAAAATTCAACTTCTACATTACAGTCCTTTTCATTGACAGAGTTAACAAGTTGAGGTTTATTGATTTTACGAAAAGGTTTTCCAAATAAGGAAAAGCAAAGAGCATCTAATACTGTACTCTTACCTGCACCGTTAGTGCCGATAACAATATTAGTGGTGTTCTCTGTGAAACAAATTTCAGTATATTGGTTTCCAGTTGATAAAAAGTTCTTCCAACGAACCTTTTCAAATAAAATCATGTGTCTCTTTAGGAGGAATTACAAGGTCGTTTTTGCTAATGATAGCATACTTATAGTCATGCATTTCGCATGTTTTTATCATTATCTTATCTTCAATTTCTATGACATGCATATCGGGACTACCTTCGTCCTCTAGCATCATAGCATATCTCATGGCATCGTCTTCGCCTTCAAACAGATAAAGAATCTGTTCTCCTTCATCATCTACTACCGAATATGCTCCATCAGTTTCTTTTCCATAGATCGTTAATATATACATCTCAAATCAGTTCACATGCTTCTTGATAGGTCTCCTTCATTATATTCTGGATGACCGTTTTATCAAGATCGATTTCTGCTTCTTGAATATATCTATCCAAGATAGACAGAGTATCCTCAGATTCAAAGACTTCAAACTCTTCAGACTCTTGTAAGACGAAACTCTCTACTACTTTTAAATCTGCAACTCCACTGGAGTACAATTTATCAATAAACTTTTCAAAGTTTTTCGTATCAGTTTTCTTACGAACAATTACCTTTACAATTTTGTTCTCATACTCACTAGAATCAAAGAGTTGATGCGGAGTATCTTCATAATAGATATTATAAAAAAGTCTATAAGGATTATCTACGTGAAAATGTTCCAGAGTTTCTGTATCAAAGATGGTGAATCCTCTCCTATCACTGCAATCGTTCCAGAACATTTCGTATGGATTTCCCAGGTAATAGATCCGTCCATCATCCGATCGAGTGTGGTAGTGACCGCTGAAGACCTTGGTGAACTCTGAATATAATTCGCTTGCATGACCATGGTCCATGACGCACCCTCTATGAGCTCTAAATCCGTTAAGCTCAAGGTGCCCCATCGCGCACTTGCAAGTTGAACCTTTAATAAGTTTAAAAGTGCTTTCTTCATTTTCCTTATTAATCCACGGAATAAACAATACTTTTAATTTATCCAGTTTAACTTCAACAGTTTCGGAGTAAACAATTACATTGCGATATTCACGAAGAAGAAGATCAACTGCATTTACTTCATTAGTATTTTTGTAATATGCTGTATGATTTCCAACAATAGTATGAACTTGGATTCCCATGTCCATAAGACGATCATAATAATTATCTTTTGCCCAAGCAAGAGAAGAAAAATCAATACCTTTACGACTATCGAAGGTATCTCCCATATCTACAACTGTAGTAATTCCATGCTCTTCCAAATAAGGAAAGAACACGTCATTGTAGAACTTCAGAAAATAGTCATGAAATAACTTAGAGTTCTTGCGAGCACCAAAGTGTTGATCGGTAATGATTGCAACTTTCATCAATTACGGAGCTTGGAATGCACAGCGTCTTTGATACTATTATAGTCGCTGTAATTCGATCCGTCAAGAGTGTTGTTGTCGTCAAACACTTCACTGTAACCAGACCGTTCAATAATCTTGTTCTTGATTTCTAACTGTCTTTTCTCTCGCTGAATACGACGCAGAAAAGCGTAATGAATAATCTGAGTGAAATACGCAAAGGGATTCTGGGATTTCTCTGGGTTAAAGTTATGTATATACTGAACGCAGTTCTCAATTCCGTCAGAGATCATGTCCTCTTTGAACATGTAGTTGACGAAGTTTGGTTTAAATGATAGATGATTTGCAATCTTCAAGAAACACTCCCCAATGTAGCGAGGGATAGGAGGTTTAGGAAGATCTCTAATTAAAGCAATTTCTTTATCTTCACGATACTTGATGAGTGCTGCCAAAAACTCTTTATTGTTAACGTAATGTTCTGACCGTTTTCTCTTTGCCATGGGTCTTATCATAAGTTTATATCATAATATCTATTAATTATATCATTTTAATAAACACTTGACAAGTACTAAAAATACAGTAGAATACCTTTGTGGAGGTTGATAGGAATGGCTTAGCTATTGCTCTTGTATATCTTTTCTAATAGTTCTTTTACATCATTGACATTACCAATCCTACCCATTCTACGATTAATCTTAGATTCGTTAGGAGTAGTTTTGTCAGAAGACCTTATGTAATCTTGATACATCATAATCATTTCTATATCAGATGATTCTGATAGGGTGAGAACGTCGTTCATATTAATTATGAACATATCTTCTGTGGTTGTTTTTAACCAAGGTTCTACCTTATATCCAACAATACCCATTTTACTTTTAATTTCATCAACAATGATTGGATTAGAAACGATGAGCATCGTTCTATCATCTTCTTCTGAGGCAGCAACTTTTGCAAAAAGTTCTTCCCCAGTCTTTAGTTTTAATGTTGCATAAAAATCGTCTTCTATCATACTTTTAGTTGAATAGTGATTATTTCATAATTAAAATTTTCTTCATTATAAGTTTTAATTCTTTCTATGAAATGGTTGAGTGTGTAATTTCGTCTAGACTTGGTGGAACAATCATCTGAGATGTCATACAGAGTTGCTTTTACTTTATCTTTTCCTTTTCTAAGAACTCGTCCAATACTCTGAAGATTGCGGATTCTGGACTTACTTGGAGAGGCAAAGATAACATTATGGAGTTTTTTAATATTGATACCTGTACTAAAAGTTCCATAAGAAGCAACAATGATGGCGTTGTTTTCTTTTTCAGTTATTTCTCGTACTTGTTCTCTTTCTACTGCATCTACTCCGCCATGTATAAAAAATACCTTACGGTCACCTCGCTTGTTATTATTTATCTCATCGTAGAGAACCTGTCCATGTGCTTCGACTCTTGCAAAAAGAATGAGAGTATTTCCTTTAAGGTCAAGTGCTAGATTTTTAATGAAACGGTTTCTTTGCTCATGAGAGATAAGATATTCAATTTCATCATTATAAGTTTCAAACGTTTGT